TTTAAGGCTTCTATTATACTTTATTAGTTCATTGACCCATAGGGCTAGGTCAGTGTTAGAAAAACGCTTTATGGTGCGTTCCTGTGTGTTTAAGACATACATTTTAGTCCCCTTTTAAAATAATATTGTGTTGTTTGATAAACTCATAACGCTTGTCAGTAGATTCAAACCAAAAACACTCATAAGACAAAAAACTTTTATTGTCTGATAATTCAAGTCCATAAACAAATCCGTTATTATCACTATCTTTATAGTAATCGGATATATGGCATAGATTTCCGTATTCTATTGACATTTTAGCCTCCTAATATAGATATGTTGTTTACACTAACCCATTCATAAAGAGTTTCGTATAAGTTTTCTGAATCTTGATTAAATTTTAGTTGTTTCATAGCCTTGTCAGCTATGTTGAAAATTATTTGGTAATAATCAACTTTAGACATTTTATTTTCATATGGTTTATCAGGTAAAATTTCAGTTAAATGTAAGCATACCTGTGCATAAGTATATTTTGTCATTTTGAAGCCTCCTTATTAAATGCAATAAAAGATAAAGCTAAATTTTCAATATGTCCTAGTAAGTCATCGGCTTCACAATCTTCAAATGGTGACCATATAGAGACATCATCGGGAATTACATTGTCACATAAAGCATCATAAAACTGATTATGAGTGTTATCTCCGTAAGATAACCGCTAGGCGTATTGCCCCTATAAACTACGTCTTCAAGGGTTAAGTCGATAGCGTGTAGCTTTTCTGTAATATAGTCAAGTTCTATTTGCATGGTGTAGCCTCCTGTGTGATTGTCATATCATCATAAAATATATCTTCTACTTCAAAACCCCATCTATTCGGTTTTGTCTCGATATATTGAAAACTATCGGTAATATTGCCATCTTTTACAAGTTCTAGAATCTCTTCTAGTTCTATGTCATTTTTGGCGTTGACTTCGTAAACTACATCTACAATTTCAACACGCTTTTCAGGTATTGCAATAGTGTATTTCATTTTAATGTCTCCTTTGTTTAAGATATAAAAAAATCTGATTCTTTACCATTGAGTGTTATTCCATCTCTATGGGTTAAGCCTATGCACGATTGATTATCTTTAAAGCATATAAGATATTCATATTTGCCTTTTATAACATCATAACCACTATGAACCCAATGCACGTTATGACCTGATTCGATAGCTTGTTTTATCTCTGATAATTTCATGTTATAGCCTCCTAGTAAGATAAGATTAAAAGTAAAAACATATAAAAGGTAATAAGACCCATTAATAAGATAAAAAAGTTTTCAAGTAAGTCTCTCATTGTGTAATCTCCCTGTTTTGTTTAAATAGCGTTGATAAGATGTCTTCTAGTTTATATTCTATTTGTCTATTGTCAAGCTCTTTTTCTATGTTATTGAGTCTTATCTCATCATATATAGACTTGCTAAAGAGTGTTGAATAGATGTCATATAAATCTATTAATGATTCATTGTCAAGTGTTGTTAAGTCATTCATTTTTTAATCTCCTCTAGATATTTGTCTAGTTGCTTACAGATAGTTTTATATTCTTTAACGCTTGTATAAGGGAATGAAACGCTAAACCCTTTGTCAAGTTGTAATTTAATCTCTTTAAGTTCTGTTATAGATAGTTTCATAGTGTTATCTCCCTATGGTCTTTTCATTCTTACCATTTAAGAAATCATTCATAGATTGGAAAAGGCTTATATTTTCATTGTCAATAACTATGACTTGTTTATTGGATAATGTAATAACATCTATATATGAATCAAAGTTATTTAAACATTCTTCTTCTATTATGTATTCCATTTTTAATACCTCTCTTTGTTAGTGTATAAGTAATGATATATAAGTTTATAATGTTGTCAAGTATTTTTTAAACATTCTTTTAGCATCTCTTTTAGAGTATCCATAATAAGTTCTAGATTGTAGATAACCCTTAAAGACCTCTGATAGAGTTATAGAGCCGTTATAGTTCTTTGATATAATCATGATAAATACTCCTGTTATATTGTCAAGTTAATATTATTCGTAGTTAAAAAAGGGAATCAGTTAAAATTCCCCCTATAACATATATACTAGTTAAGATCCTGTAAGATATATAAACCTTCTTTAATCTTCCTTTGAGTCTCTTTGGTAGATTCATTCAGGAATGTAGATCTATGTTTGGAAGTAGTCCTAGAATAGTTCCAATAAACAGGGTCAAGGATAGTTCTAGTAAGCATTGTATTGTCTCCAACGCTAATACGTTCTATCTTAACTATGATGGATTTATAGGATTGGAAGAAGGTTGCCTTATCATCTTCTATAATGAATTGATTCGCAACGATGTTGCCTCTATTGTTTACGATATTAGATACTTTCATATAAGTCTCCTTAAGTTATTTGTCAAGATTGACAATGCCTATATTAAAGACATTAAATAGATTGTCAAGTATTATTATTGTAAAAGATTGTAAATAATTGTAACAAATTGTAAACAGATATAAGTTCTGTATATATATAAAAGGAATACATAGTAATGAATGAAATAGATAATAACCCTGTTGACATTGCGGTCACTAATATGGTAAGCGATGACATTAACTCTATAGTAGACATAGAGACAGCAGAGACCTCTGACGTGATCGAAAGTCCTAGAAAAGCAGGAAGACCCCCCCACCTTCCAAATGCGGACACCCGAAATAAAGTTTACATGTTATCTACAGTAGGCACACGCCATGAAGATATCGCCTCCGTATTAGGTATCACACACGATACACTTGTCAAGTACTATAAAGAAGAGCTTGACAATGGTCGTATTGAGGCTAACGCATCTGTAGCAGAGACATTGTTTAAACAAGCTAAAGAAGGCAACACCACAGCTATGATCTTTTGGTTAAAGTCTCGTGCACGTTGGAAAGAATCTACACAGCATGAGATAAGTGGTAATCCTGATGGCACTCCGATAGAAGTAAAGATTGTTACAGGTATAGATTAGTTTTCATTCATTTTATTTTTTTTAGTATTTGAATGAGTACCCCACCCCCTTTTTATATAGAAAAGGTTTTATCACATTTTTTAAAACGTCAGTAGGCAAAAATTATGGCAAAGACAATTTTAGAACAATTACAAGAGCAATTAAGAAATGTCACTCTTACTCCAGAGCAAATAGCAGCTAAAGGTACAGCTAGCGACTATATAGCACAAATGGAAAGAGAAAGACTTATGAACTCTATAGGTGGCGGTAGTCAACTTACAGAGGCTGAAGCTGCAAGAATAAAACAACTTATGATGCAAAGACAAATGGATGAGTTCTCTAGACAAAATGCTTATACGTCTAATCCACAAGCAGTACCGTACTACCAACAAACAAATCCAATGGGCAACACGATGACTAACGTACCACCACAAGGTGGCGGTATGTCTGTGCAACAACCTATAGATTTGAATTCACTCATTAGAATGTTATCTAGATAAGGAGAAAGTTATGCCAATGGTCGGAAAAAAGAAATTTGCTTACACAGAAAAAGGTAAGAAAGAAGCTAAAGAATACGCTAAAAAAGCAGGTAAGAAAGTAGTTGCTAAACCTGCAAAGAAAGGTATGAAGAGTGGCTACTAAAGGTCTTTACGCCAATATCCATGCCAAACGCAAACGTATCGCTGAAGGATCAAACGAGAAGATGCGTAAGGTAGGATCTAAAGGTGCACCTACAGCTAAAGCTTTTAAACAATCTGCAAAGACTGCGAAAAAGAAATGATTAAGAAAGGCAAGGAAACGTTTTCAGGTTATAACAAACCTAAAGCCACACCTAGCCACCCTACTAAAAGCCATGCTGTATTGGCTAAAGAAGGTGACAAAGAAAAGCTTATACGCTTTGGACAAAAGGGTGTAAGTGGTGACAAAACAAATACAAATAGAGCAAAGTCTTTTAAAGCAAGACACGCTAAAAACATAGCAAAAGGTAAGATGAGTGCCGCCTACTGGGCAAACAAAGTAAAGTGGTAATTTAATAACAAGGAGGCGATGACCCTATATGGAGTCGCAAAAAACTTTAGATACTGGGTATAGACCACGAGTCCCCCAAAAACTGATACACAATGCAGTCAAAGATAATAGGTTTGTGGTAGTCGTAGCACACAGACGTATGGGTAAAACTGTTTCAGCAATTAACCAGCTGATCCATAGTGCACTTACATGTACTAAAAAAGATCCTAGATACGCTTATGTGGCACCCACCTATAACCAATCTAAACGTATTGCATGGGATTACCTTGTTAATTACACACGCCCTCTAGGTGCTAAAGTAAACATTGCCGAACTTCGTGTAGACTTCATGGGTAGACGTATCTCACTTTATGGTGCTGATAACCCTGATTCTCTTCGTGGTATCTATTTAGACGGTGCTGTGATAGACGAAGTAGGAAATATAAATCCATCTGTCTTCAGTGACATCATCCGCCCCGCACTTACAGACCGATTAGGTTTCTGTGTTGCAATGGGAACTCCCAAAGGCAACAATCACTTCAAGGGTCTTCGTGATCGTGCCTCTGAAGGACAAGGATGGAAACTATTAGAATTTAAATCTAGCGACACAAAGTTGCTAAATGAGCAAGAACTTACTGCTGCTCGTGTAGAAATGGGCGAGGATAAGTTTATGCAAGAGTTTGAATGCTCTTTTAACTCACCTGTAGAAGGTTCTTTCTACTCTAAAATTATAAACGAAATAGAAGAAAAAGCACACATGTGCGAGATTCCTCGTGATGACTTGTGTCGTAGTTACACAGCTTGGGACTTGGGTATGTCTGATTCTACAGCTATTTGGGTAGCCCAACTTACAGGTAAAGAAATAAGACTTATTGACTATATGGAAAATCATGGTCAAGGATTAGATTACTATGTGTCATGGTTAAGAGATAACGACTATGCACATTTTACTCACATACTTCCACATGACGTGGAGGTTAGAGAATTAGGCACTGGCAAATCTCGTAAGGAGACTTTAGAAGATGCAGGATTATCAATTGTTACTGCTCCTCGCCTTAATGTTATGGATGGCATACAAGCAGTCAGGCGGATAATTCCTAGATGCTGGTTTGACCCAAAAACAAAACAAGGTTTAGATGCTCTTCGTAACTATCGTAGACACTATGATGAGAAAAGAGCAGTCTTCCATGACAGACCACTTCACGATTGGTCATCACACGCTGCAGACTCATTTAGATACCTAGCAACAGGTTTAGATGAGAGTCCAGCTGAAGAATGGAATAGACCTATTAACGTAAACACTAAATGGATAGTTTAATGGATATTAACAAATTAAAAAGCATTATCGAGTCTGAAATTGATGATTCTATTGGCTATGTCGAAACAGACACAGTTGCAGAACGTCAAGAAGCACTTGAATACTATCTTCGTGAGCCTTATGGTAACGAAGTAGAAGGTAAATCACAAATTGTCACAGGTGAAGTGGCAGAAGTTGTAGACGGAGCATTGCCTCAACTTATTCGTGTATTTACTTCTACAGACGGTGTGGTTGAATTTCAACCTGTAAACGATGGTGATGAGCCTTTTGCACAACAAGCTACAGAGTATTGTAACTGGGTATTCTATCGTGATAATGATGGCTTCTTAATCCTACATAACTGGTTTAAAGACGCACTTTTACAAAAAACAGGTATTGTAAAAGCGTATTGGGACGAAAAGATTGACGTTACTAAAGAAGCTTATGAAGACTTAAGTGACGATCAACTCATGATGATTATGCAAGACGAAGATTTAGAAATCGTTGAGCAAGAAACAGAAGAAGAAATTGACGAAATTACTGACCCAATGACAGGTCAAGTGTTCCAAAACGTTAAACGTGAACACTATGTTAAAGTAAAACGCACTAAAAAAGATGGTCGTGTTGTTGTTGAAAACGTACCACCAGAAGAATTCCTCATTTCTAAACGTGCAAGAACTATTCAAGACTCACCATTTGTAGCACATCGTAGAATGATGACTCGTTCAGAGTTAATTGCTATGGGATTCAAGAAAGATGTTGTCGAATCTTTAGAATCTGGAGACACTTTAGAGTTTAGTCCAGACAGAATTGCTCGTTATTCTCGTGGCGAACAACCAAATAGCATGGGTTCACAAGATGAATCTATGGAAGTAGTAGAAGTGTACGAATGTTACATCAAAGTTGACTACAATAATGACGGCATTGCTGAATTAAGACGTGTTGTATACGCTTCTAACGAAGTTTTAGAAGATATGGAGTGTGATTATGTACCATTCCACTCACTTTGCCCAATTCCTATCCCACATAAGTTCTACGGACAGTCTTTAGCTGATCGTGCACTCGATTTACAGCTAATTAAGTCTACTGTTTTAAGACAAATGTTGGATAACCTATATTTAACTAACAATTACCGTGTTGGTGCCGTAGAAGGTCAAGTAAACCTTGATGATTTACTCACATCTACAGCTGGTGGTGTAGTTAGAATGAAGAATCCTAACGCAATTGTACCATTAACTGTTCAACCTCAGATTCACAAAATGGCATTGATCCTAACATCTTACAAAACGTAACAGCTGCTGCTGTGTCAGCAATGTCACAAGCAAGTGCAGGAAAGCTTGAATTAATAGCCCGTATCTTTGCAGAAACAGGTGTTAAATCGCTTTTCAAAGGAATCCTACACTTACTATGCAAATATCAAGATAAAGAGCGTTTAGTGCGTTTAAATGGCAAATTTGTACCATTTAATCCTCGTGAATGGCATGACCAATACAATGTATCTATTAACGTAGGTTTAGGTACTGGTACACGTCAAGAACAATTAACAACAATGCAAATGATCTTGCAAAAACAAGAACAAATCATTCAGCAATATGGTTTATCTAATCCATTAGTGAACTTAATGCAATATCGCAATACATTAGCCAAGTTTATTAACATGGCTGGCTTCAAAGATGCTGCACAATTCATGAATGAGATTACACCAGAACAAAACGAAATTCTCTCACAACCACAACCACCTAAACCAGATCCTAATACAGAAGCTGCGAAGGTGTTGGCTGAAGTTGAACGTGAGAAAGCAGTTATTCGTGCTCAAACAGAGGCTGCTAAACTTGAATTAGAACGTGAGCAAATGCAATTAGAAAATGCTCGTAAAGCATTAGAACTTCAACAACAAGAACTAAAACAAAATACTGAATTAGCTCTTAAACAATTGAAGATTGAAACTGATGCTGCTAACCAAGCAGAACAAACTCGTGGTGCTAATACCAAATCTATCGTAGATGCTTTAGCTACTATTAATAACATGTCACAAGGAAATGGAAATGTTACCTCTTAATTTTGGTGCACCTACGGGCAATCCTGTATATACAAAACAAGAGTTAAATTCATTTTTACCTAACCCTAATGTGACTGGATTGCTTGGTCCAGCATTAAATTTTAATGCTCCAAATAATGCAATTAATCAGCAATATTCATTGCCATCATATCAACCAACACTTTGGGAAGGTCCAAGTGATATGTATAAAATTGGAAGTATATTTGCACAAAGTGGTAACCCATTATTTAATTTTATGGGTACGGATATGATGCGTAAAAACCCATTAGTAAATTGGACAATAACTAAAAACTAATATGACAGATCAATCTCAATCAATTACTGCAATACTTAATGACGAACATTTTCAAGCTGTTATTAAAGAACTACAAGAAAATCAATTACAACGTATCATTTACTCCAATGCAGAACAAGTAGATGTGCGTGAACAAGCCTATCACAGAATAGCTTGTTATAACGAACTTATGTCTTACTTGGAATCAATCGCTAAAACTAGCGAAATTAAAAGTAAAGCATGGAAGATATTTTAGACATTTCTAAAATGGGTTACCTCCCCTAGAGGATTATAGGAAACAAAAATGAGTGAAACAACCATGACTCCAGAAAATTCTGGAAGTGGCGAGCTTACAGTAAATCAAGCAGCCAGTGCTTTCGAAGGTTTAATGAACACCCCAGCAAACTCACAAGAGCAATTTGCAGGTGAACAAGAAGCTGAACAAGCAGAGGCTCAAGAAGCAGAGCCACAAACTGAAGAAGTTGAACAAACTGAACCAGAAGAAGGCGAAGTAGAAGAACAAGAAGAAACCGAAGTTGAAGAAGAGGAACTCCCCCAGACTTTTAAAGTAAAGGCGGCTGGTGAAGAAAAGGATGTCACCCTCGATGAATTAATTAAGGGATATCAACTTGGTGCTGATTACACAAAAAAAACCACTGAAGTAGCTGAACAACGTAAAGTTGTTGAGGCAGAACGCAAGGCTATTGAAGAGGCAAAGTAT